CCAGTACAGAAAGTGGAGGCGGGCAGACCAGCGGGTCAAGTTCAATATCCACGACAGGGAGCAACCCTACTCAAACTAGTAGTACAACTACCCAACAATCATTAACTAGCCATGATGCTGGACAAGTGCAACGCGGTAATGCAACAACTCGCAACTTGAATCCTGATAGTACTGGCGGTGCCAGTACCGGAGTTGCACATACGCATAGCTTGATGCAACATACTCATACAGTGGAAGTCACTACGTATCATACGCATAATGTAACAATCCCTGGTCATAGTCACACAGTACCGAGTCATGAGCATGGGATGGCACATACTCATAATGTAGCCGCCCATAGCCATAGTTTTAGTGTACCAAGCCATACGCATAGTGTAACAATAGCGGCTCATACACATACTGTAACTATACCTAGCCATACTCATGAAATGGCACATACTCATTCAATCGCACATACACATTCAATACCTGACCATACGCATTTATTAAGTCCGATTATATCGTATTCAGGTAATCCAACCTTTTTTAGATTGTTTGTAAATGGGATACACCGACAAACAGTTGATGGTCGAACATTACAAAGAGATATTGTCCCATTTTTAGTAGATGATAAAGGTTATTTGACTCGTGATATGTATCATAGAATAGAAGTGTATCCAAATACAGCTGGCAATGTACGAATGTCTGTAAGCGTAAAAGCATTTAATCAAAGTCGCGGACCACATTCAGTTTAAAGGAGTGCCAGAATGGAGGTTTTTAAAATAGATAATTTTAATTTTCGAGATGGATTCAATGTATATTTGGACGGACAATTATTGTCAGATGTTTATGCATTGCAAATTTCTGTGAATAGAGAACAAGACAGTGAATTTGATAAAAACAAAATAACTGTTGCATATAGAATTAATGGGCATGAAGCCTTAATTTCAGCTAAGTTAGGAGCGATAAGTTTTGGCAGAACTTAAACCAATGTATAGAGGCAGAGCCTATAGTAAAAAAACATTTCTTGCACAGCCTTTGAATGAAACAGCTACCACAATCTACGTCATAGATAGCTCTGTTTTGCCTCCAGCCCCGAACATGGCAACAATAGGTGATGAACGAACCGCAGAAACTATTCGTTATGGATTAATTATTGGTAATGAATTAAGGAATGTTACAAGAGCAGCCGAAGAAGAAAGCGTTGCACAAGCTTGGCAACCTGACACTCCTATTGCAAACTATATTACCGCTAAACTATTAAATAATATGGCCGATAACATTGATACTATAAATGAAGAAATAACCGAAGAAATAGGTTTAAAAAATCATATTATAGATCCTATGCCGCATAGATTCGTTGCTAATAATATTAATTATCAATATGGATTTTCAGTTGATAATACTGGTGGATTAATTTTAAAATATGAGGTGGTTTGATGCCCGAAATTAGAGTAGCAAGACAAGATACGTCAGAAACAATCAAAACTATAGTTGAAACAATAGATGAAAAACAAGGCAATTACGCAGAAACGCCTCATGAAAATGGCAGAACCCAATTTTCATTGTTAAAATATGTCACAACTACTTTATCATCTGTTAAAGATTTTTTTGATGCAAAAATATCTTCAAGGGCGTCAAGTATTGAGGCTCAGGCTATTAAAGATAAAATAGGCTCTCCGAATCCTACACAAGGGAACATGACAAATGTTATGAATGGATTGAAATTAATTCATGATGACATGCCGGAAGCAAAAACTACTGTCTTAGAATGGGAATCGAGTCCAGTTGAAGTAGGATTATGGGATCCAATTCCAATCCAAACATTTGAACTTTATAGGAACAGACATATGACGGGGGCTATTGGTTGTTATTATAAAGGATATTTTTATATAGGCGGGAATAGCACAAAACAGAATTCATTTATGAGATATAAAGCAGAAACATTAAACGATAGATGGGAAATATTGCCTGATGCACCCGTCACATTGAATTTATATAATTTCTGTTTTTCTTATAATGATCATATTTATTGGTTAGGTTCATATCCAGCAACATTGAATCAATTTTGGCGGTATAATATAAACTTAAGAATATGGGAGCGAATGGCTGATACCCCTGTAGCATCTGCATATTATGGCCGTGGAGCATTCATAAATGGGATATTATATGTAGTAGGTATGACTACAGTACCTAACTCTTTATATTCTTATAACCCAATTACTAATACATGGTCATCTCCGTTAGCTGCTCCTGGATTTAATGCGAGTAATGCAGCCGTCGCAGTATACAATAATGAACTATATGTATTTGGTACAACCGTGAATCAATCAGTAAAATATAATCCATCAACAAACATTTGGATACCATTAGCCAATCCTGTAACAACAAGTATTGGCGGTTGGGGTTGCCTTATAGATAGTAAAATTTATATAATGGGGCCAACTACAACATTTAAATCTTATGATATACCTAATAATACATGGGAAGCATTACCCGCTCTACCTATTACAATTGCTAGTCGCTTGGGACTTACTGACGGAACACTATTATATTATTTTGGGTTAGATGCTAATTATTTAGCTGTCGCATCCCAAAATCCAAAATTGACTACAACATGGTCATATTTATGGACAGGATACATGCCTACATTACCAAGTAATCCTTCGTTTGTACGTAAAGACAATATCGTTTATATAGGCGGTAGTGCTACTAACCTAGGGCAATTGGCGACATTCGATTTAATTTCGCATGATATTGGATGGGAGATACCTGCAACAAGCCAATTAATTGCACCACCAGCTGATTTAAGAAATGCATGTGCTTTTGAATATAAAAATGAATTATATTTTATTGGAGCTACTGTTGCAACAGCCGGCACAGGCAATATATTCAGAAAATATAATTTGGTTACTAAGATATGGGCTAATTTGCCTAATGTACCCGGAAATACATTAAGAAGTCAAGCAATAGTAAATAATGACGAAGTATATGTTTTACAAGGGAATACGGGCGGTACGGGATTTTGGAAATATAATTTTGCTAATAATGTATGGATTACGCTTCCGGCTACCGTTGCAATGCTTCATGTTGTTGCTGAATTGTATGATGACAAAATATATACAATTCAAGTTAACAATGTTAGAACATATGACTTTAGTGATGGGAATTGGCGATTAATAACTGATCGTGCAATAGCCGCCCGGTTACAAACAACAGGCGTTGCAGGTACGGCCATAGTAGGTCTATTTGAAGGAGTAATTCCTATTGTTATTTTAACTCCTGGAAATATTCCTAGTAGTACTCTTGATGAAGATGATATTTATATAATTACGGATACTGCAAGTCAACCTTTGTTAAAATATTCTATTCCTGACAGGATAGGCAAACCAATATCTGTTCCACCGGTAGCACCTCAAAACGGAGGTCTTTTTGTTATGAACGATTGGTTGTATTTAGTATCACCTATCGGAGTAGCGGGAGCAGGATACCCAAATATTTATAGATGTAAATTGCGTGAAATGGCTTGGGAGCCAGACATTTTGACTCCAATAAAGCAAGGACAAGAAATATTTTATACAACTACTAATAATAATTTATTTTTAACTTTTGACAATGTTAGAATAGCGTCAAATACAAAGTGGCAAGCGTATAATGATGGATTTATTGTGACTGATTGGTCTAAATCCGTTAAAGGCAAAATAAGAGCATTTTTAACCTAAAAGGAGGATAAAAAAATTGGATAAAGATTTACAAATAGCTCCGGAGATTGCAGAAGCAATTGAGGAACTAAATGCAAAAGAGACTGTGGATTTTGTAGACGAAAATACGATTATGAATTTAAGTAATAATAAAGATGAGGATGATTGTATCTACAAGGGATGTGATTGCAAAGATGACAAAAATGAACCTGATTAAAAAAATAAAAAAAATATTTGGAATACAGTCACCTAGTGAAAAGACTTTTGAGGCATATTTAAAAATAGGACAATATTTTAAAAGGCTTGAATGCAGGTGTAAACGGTACTAGAATATTAACGCCTGAAGAAGATGCCGGCGTATCCTCAGCAAAAAGAGATAAAGATGAGGAATAAATATTGTTTTAGATTGAATAAATAAGCTTTCTGTGATATAATTAAGATATCGATGCAGGGATAGGGATGTACACCCGACAAGATAGAGTCCTGGCTATTTTCCCTGTATGTTATTTCCGGGAATAATTTTAAACTCACAGGAGGTTTTATTTTTATGTCCAAATTAATAGATATTACTGGAGAAAAGTTTCATAAGCTTACAGTAATAAAAAGGGTTGAAAACAAAAATAACAAAGCTTATTGGTTATGTAAATGTGATTGCGACAAAGACAAAGAAGTAATTGTATCTGGTAACAATTTGAAAACAGGTTCAGTTAAATCTTGTGGATGTCTTATTTCAGAAATGAAGTTAATTAAAAAAGAAAAAATAAATTGTACAAAAATAGTAGGTAATAAATATAATAAATTGTTAATATTGCAAATATTGGAATCAGGAAAAAATAAAGACAGATATTGTAAGTGTTTATGTGAATGCGGTAATATAAAAAATATATTATTATCAAGCATACTTAATAATCATACAAAAAGTTGTGGGTGTTTGCCTAAAGGTGGCAATATTATACATGGTAAATCTTATACTCGATTATATAGTATATGGCGTGATATGAAAGGCAGATGTTATAATAAAAATAATGTTAATTATATAAATTATGGATACCGAAATATATCTATTTCAAATGAATGGTTAAATTCATTTGAATTGTTTTAGATAATATTTATAAATCGCTAAAAAAATAGCGATTTTTTTATTATAAAATATAAAAGGAAGTGAAGAAATGAGCAATAGTTCTTTGGTGGAATATACAAAAATTTCACCAAACAAAAATAGTCCAAGAAATGCAAAAATTGATACTATTAGTATCCATTGCGCCGCAGGAGTACTATCAATCGAAAGCTTTGCAGGATGGTTTGCACAAACAGTTGCCCAAAGTTCGTGTCAGTATATAGTAGGAGGAGACGGACGTGTAGCTTTAGTAGTGGATGAGCGGGATAGGTCATGGTGTACGTCGTCACCGATAAACGATCATAAAGCCGTGACGATTGAGATAGTTAATAGCAAGGCTGCCTATCCATGGCCAATAACAGATATTGCACTTGAAAAGACTATACAACTTTGTACCGATATTGCAAAACGGAATAATATTCCAAAAATAAATTATACGGGCGACAAAACAGGTAATTTAACGATGCACCGTTGGTTTTCAAACAAGGAATGTCCAGGCGATTACTTAGCAGAAAGATTTCCAATGATTGCCAATGAGGTAAACAGACGACTGACTCAGCAAATAATAGCAAAGCCACTAATTCCAGAATCAGTCCCTGTTAAGCCCTCTTTTCCATTACTAGAACAGAATATCCAAGCGATGGTTAGTTTAGATATTTGTAAATCGCCCGAATATTGGCTCGCTAAAGACAATTTGCAGTGGCTTAACGAGCTTCTTTATAATATAGCTAATTCTGAAAAATTTTGCAAGTCCCAATATAATGATATAAAAACCGTAGATACGGCTTTAGACGTATTAAATTCTGTAGGAGTAATGGCAAGTCCGCTTTATTGGAGAACTTTAATTGACAATGGCATCGAGCAATATTTAGGCAATCTCATAATCAATATGGCTAATAAAGCTATTATTAAGGCGGTTGACTAAAAATGAGTACAGTAAAAGCACTGAAACGCAATGAAATTGCTGATATCATCGGCTGGAATGGTGATGCCGAAATACTAGACCTGCTATCGGGAATAACTTATAAAATTAGAGGTTCCGTTGCTAAGACATATGATCATAGTGATTATCAAACTATAAATTCAACAGAAACAGCCAAAAAGAAACAAGCGGGCGGCGGTACCTGGAATTGGAACGCACGCCCTGTTTTATTGCTGTTAAAAGGACATAGAATCGCGGCATCTACGCATACATTCCCGCACTCAATTCCGGTAGCATGGCAAAGCGATAATATAGTTAATCCCCCGCTTACTAGAGCAAATGAACGTGATGCTAACGGTAAATGGAGAATCGGTTCACATTTTTGTCTGCATTATATTGATACAATAAATATGCGAACAGCAGATACTTGGTCAATGCAAATGAATGCGGCAGTTAAAAAAGCTTTAGAATTAGGTAATGCACCTGCAAAACAAACTGTTTCTGAACCTAAACCAGAACCCGTCAAAAAGGTTGAAATAAATCCTAACCCAGAACCAACTTTAACTGTAATACCCAGCATAATGAAATTCACCATCAATGCCAGTAAGATTAACGAAACTAAAAGCTATAATATAAACGGTTCGAATTATCCCAATCTGCGCGAATTGATGGATATTTTAAGTATAAAAGTAGATTATGACCCAACGACAAATATAATATCATTAAGAAAGGGTGATTAAATGATAGATATAACTAATATAATTGCGGCCTTAGCAGGACTTTGCATTATACTGATTTCAATTTATTGTGTTCCTTATATCAAAAGATTAAAGGAATCGCAAAATTGGGAAACTATGCAAGAAATAATCAATATTGCAACATTTGCGGCTGAGCAATTAAAATTAACTGGAAAAATTAAAGACAAGTTTGTTCATGCAAATAATCTAGTAATGGATGAACTCAACAAAAGAAATATACATTACGATCCGGAAATTATAAGAGATTCTATCGAATCAGCGGTATATAAGAATTTCAATGACAAGAATTAAACATCGAAGGTGATGACATGCAAATATTGACTAGATTAACAGAAATTCAATTATTAATGGTAACATTAGCAACATTAACAGAGATTCAAACTACTGCGATAGCTATTGAATCGGTGATCGCAATTCTAACAATCCTGGGAGGGATGATATCATTTTATTTAAACAGTAAAAAGATGCGTGACACTATAAATCAAGATGCGAAACGGCGTATGCAAGTAGAAATCAATGTTGAAAGTATAATGAACGAGATAAAGGAAATTAAGAAAGATAATAAAGAATATCACAAAACAATGAGCAGCTTAGAAAGCGACGTAGGCCAAATAAAAAAGGAGCTTTCATTAATTTGGAACCGGTTAGACAAACTTAATAGCAAATAATATACATATGGATAAAAATAATAAGGACGTGCAATGTGAAAATACCGAAGATTCCAAGAAAAATATTGGGAATGATTTTACTTTTTGCAGGGATTGTATTTATCTCATCTTATTATCATCATTCAATCCCCGTAATTTTAGCATCAATAGCAATTTATGTTATACATTTGACACTTATGCTTACGGATATTACTACTGTTTTGAAAAATAAGATATCACTACTTCGTGATAAAATAGACAGTTTAGCAACTGAAAAACAACTCGATAAACCTATAGAAATCAAACTTGAGAAGATCGATAATAACGAATGGATTGCATTGTTAGAAAAATGCAATTTTACTGATGAGGAACTTAAAATTATAAAAATGCGCCGGCGCGGTTGGACACATCTTAATATCGCTGTTGAATTAAAATATCATGAGCGCAGTATAAGTCGCAAGATTAAAAAAATAGAACAGAAAATAGAATCACACTATCATAATGCATAGTATGCGTAATGTATTATGATAGTGTTTTTACCCCATAAATCGCTTACTGGTGAGCCGAAAATTAATTCAGCGTATAAAACATTGCCTTGAAAATCAAATGCGTTAGAATCGATTTTAGAGCGTTAATACTAATATGCTTTTTATTCCTTTCTTTTTAATCCGAAATCTGATTTTTAGTCTTTACCATTTTGACGGTTCCTTCCATTACATCTTTATAAACTTTGTTTGACAATTTTTTATATAAATTATAATCGCTTATTTTACGATAATTAGAAATATCATCTATAGTTTTAATGTTTTGCGAAGAAATGCCATAAAGCAATATAGCATTTAAGTTTTCAAATACTTTATTTATTTCATTTTTATCAGATTTATATTCGGAATCATTAACGATATTTATTAATCTTTCATATTCCACTATATCATTTATGATATATTTTAATTTTGACATCTCCATGTCTATTGATATGTCTATATCTGTTACTGATTTTTCTGCAAGTTTCTGCCATATCAAATTCATTATTACTATTTTAGGATTATTTTCTAAATCTCTTTCATACAATGATGGTATTTTTTTCATAACAATTCCTTTCTTTTAATATTGCAATGTTCAACATTATTTTTAATTATACTATTTTTCTCATTCCACATTTCTTGCCATTTCATTTCAACTTTCTTGGATTCGTTAAATATATTACATTCTTCTTTTATAAAATTCCGCATAGATTCTATTATTTCAATGCACATAATGGCTGTATCCATACCCCAACATCCATCAACAGTACGTTCATTGCACCATCTTTCAAATTGTTTATAGGTCATCTCCAAACTCCATTTCTTCTATTATATTCTTATAAACTTCCGTTTGGCAAGTTGGACAACTACAACGGTGATAATGTCCATCACTCCCAAAATAATTATTATAATTTTCATTTGATTCAATCCTCTATTCTCAAATTATTATGCATATCCTTTCTTTTAATAGCATTTTCAAAATCCAATCTGCTTTCATAAAACCAATCTTCAAATATTATTTTTAAAGTGTCGTCATTTTTATGATAACGCATTCTGACAGAATTATAACGCATTCTTGATTCATGTTCACTCTTTATGTCATTCCCGGTTATCATGATTTTTTCACCGAAGAAGTCGAATTCGACATTATTGATTGTATCATCATCCCCTATGTATTGCCCCGCTTTAAAAATTAACCATGCCCAACGCATCATGTCTTTTTCTTCAAATATTGTTTCCGTTTTCAGATATATTATAATCACCTCGTTTCTTTTGATTATATCATTATTTAGCAGTTCTGTTAAGAAAAACTAATCTAATTCTGCCACCTATCGAGTCCTTTTTTCTCTTTTTTTGGCATTATGGATTCTATGCCAATTGCCTTCTTCTCGGCTTCTACTTTTGACAAATCAAATTTCGGATTTCTTATTGAACTAATTAACATACCTACAATATTTCCAATTTTACCATTTTGCAATTGTAATACTTTCAGTATGCTTTCTAACCGCTCCATACTGAAGTTCTGTGTATTGGCAATGCTTTGTAAGTTCGCACGGGTTAATTCTGTTTTTGGCTCAAAATATTTTAATATCATTTGATTAATGGCATCTAAGTCAATAGCAGAATTATCAATTTCCTCAGAAGAATGATCATGTAAAACTGCATCTGAAAAAAAATCTTTAACAACAACAACTGGTTCTTTATTTTGTTTATATGTTGTTGTTGTTTCTTTTTTATTTATTTGTTGGGTACCCAATTGTATCCCACTTGTGGTACCCAATTGGGTACTAGCTGTGGTATATGTTTGGGTACCACTGTGGTACATGTCTGGATACCAGTCTTTTTGTTCTGTGGTATCCTTTTGAGTACCACTCATTTTATTTTTAGCCCATTCATCATAATCAATGTTTAATTTTATAAATCTACCTTTTGTATGAGTGTTTTCTCGAACTACTATAATTACATTATCTTGTTCTAACTTTTTCAATGTCTTTTTTATATTGCCTATAGACGTTTTTATAGCATTTGATAAAAAGGTAACGCTTAATTCTGCATTATCCCTATCTTTATAACCATAAGTAAAGCGTATTACGCAACAAACAATACTTAGTTCAGTTCCATTAAAGCCATATGAATATATTGCTTCAAACAACTCATTTATTACTTTAGTATATCCATTATCAAGGTGAGGACTAGCCATTTACTCACCTGCTTTAAATAAATTGAACATTTATTAATGAATGTTCAATTTTTAACATAATTTGGCTATTGACGATATCTTTATCACATGATACAATATCATTAACATTATATTGTGATAAATATTTGCCTTGGTTGCTTTGGGCGGCATCAAGGCTATTATTTTTTTCTACCATAAGTTATTAACTCCTAGTCATTAATTATTTCATATTCGAAAATATCTCTTATGTCGTTTTTATTGAAAATGGTCATTAATTTTATTAAATTATCAAATTTAGGATTTTTAGTTGTGCCGGCTTCAAATCCTTGTATATGTCTAAGTGTCATTCCCGTTAAGTCTGATAATTCTTTTTGTGTAAAGCCTGCTTCTTTTCTTAATTTTCTTACATTATTTTCAGTTATTTGTATTTCCAAAATATTAATCCTCCTTAATTAATACTCTTTAATTTTATCATGAAATGTATTACATATCAAGTATTACACATAAAACATTAATTGACAAATCATAGCAATTAAAATTCGTAAACCCAACCAAATAATAAAACAAAAGCCCTATTCTAGGGCTGAAGTTTAGTCAATATCATATTTGCAAATCTCTTGAATCCCCGCTTCCTGGGGAAAAGCCGCCATATACATTATTATTGAAACAGCATGGACATTGCGTTTTATATTCATTATCATTATGTCTTTCATGAATAACGGTATATTCCGTATTATCAGATTTGAATTTGCATCCACATTTATGGCATTCAAAAACCCTGTATTCTTTAACTTTATTCGGATTTCCGAGTTTTAATATTTCCATTGTTATTCAACCCTTTCTACTATTAAAAGCTCTGTGGCCTGAAGCTTTTCGCCGCCATTACAGTAAATAATATCATTATAATCTATATGTTTATCCCGTGTTCTTAATCCTCTTTTATTGATATTTTGATTTATTTCACTTAGAGCGCCATCATAAATATCAATTACTTTTAGATTAACTTTTGCCTTTGGAAATTTTTTCAACATATCTGATATTTCATAAAATGGCATGTTTGACTCCATCAAAGCCCAGAAACAATCTTTATTTTCTTTTTCAGGCCTTTTGACTGAAGCAATTAAATAATATTTTTCTTCATATTCTATCCATTGATCAGATAAAATTTCCTTAAAATCCCATCTAACTGAATCACTGCAATCATCATATTTCCTATAGATTTTGTCATTTGTGAAATCTATCCAAATATAATTCCCGGGTGTCCAATTAGGCATAGCAATTCTTTTACCTTCTCTCAATAAAGGCAATACCTGTTCAAACAACATTTTCATCATCCTTTCTTAATAAATCGAGATTCTCATAAATATTTCCCAAATTTTCTATTCTGCTAAAATCATGAACTATACTTAATTGATAATCGATAAATTCTGCTATTGGTATTATCAAATTCAGATAATCAATATATATCGACCAGCATCCGAGACCTGACATTTTTACTATTCCTATTTCATTCCTAGATGGTTCGGGATAGTTTTCCATAAGTATAACGAATTCATTATTGTTATATGCTTCAAGAATATCTGATTCATAAATTAATTTTCCGTTTTTGTCTCTTAGCCCAGTGCATTGCATTAATGCAAATCTCTTTTGCTGACCCGTTGCATCATCTAATACTAACCAGCTATTCCAATCGTCAGACATATCATACCACCATTCATCTGCATCAACGATATCTTTGAGTCTTAAATATATCATTTTTTGGGCTTCTTTATCCCAAATTCTGAACATAAATCTATTCATTGTTTTGCAATACGCTCCTTATTTTTATAATAATCTAGCCCATATCCACATCTTGTCATTGCATTAACAATTTTTATCGGCTTTAACTCTTGAACCATTTTTTCTATCATATCAGCAGATTTTAAAGTATCTTTATTAAATTCTACTGTTGATTTATATTGATTATAATAGTCATCCAGCGGGTTATCATGATAAAAAATCACCATAATATTGTCGCTCTTTCCATACATTACATGATATTTTTGATTTTTAAAAATTCTGGTCATTTATTTTATCATCCTTTAATCTTTTTATTTTTAGCCTCATTTCAATTATATTCTTAGCGATATACCCTTCGTTAGGAATTAATTTATAAGCTTTGATAATGTATGATTCTTCTCTACCATCTAAGAAATTTTCGATTGCTTTATCTTTCATCGACAGATATCCATCAATGTTTTTGTATGAGCCAATTATATTTGCGTAAAACGCTGGCTCATCGTTGGTGGTATGTTTGGCAATTAGAATTATTTCGTTATTCATAATTCAAGTGCCTCCTCTTTTATTTAATTAATATTTCGCCTTCTTCAAATAATTCCTTTTCTGACAAGTTTAAATATTCTGCTATCTTTTCCCTGTAAGCGGGGAACCAAGGATACTTCCCTTTAAAACATCTGTTTAAACTTGCTGGGTCTATCCCCGTTTCACGAGCTAATTTTGCTTGAGAAATAGCTCTTTGAAACATTATAATTTTTAATCGTATTATTTTTATTCCCTCCTTTCTTATACGCCTAATGAAATTGTACTTCATTTTTATTGTATTGTCAACACATTAAATAATTTTATTATTTGTCTACATGTCAAAAAATCATTAAACTGCATTAGTCTGATTTTGTTTATTGGTGGTTCGTCAAATGTCCTAAATTATTTTTCATTTTATCTCATAATAAATTACAGTTATTTCCTTAAAAGAGAGGAGTTATCTAAATATGTATTATCCAAATTATTATCCGAGTTACAATACAAATCCACCGCCGCGGATGAATTATAACAGTCCGTATGTTGTATATGATGAATTTGGGCGTCCAGTTCCATTGTCGCGAAAAGTTTTGCAAGATTTACAGGCAGACTTTGAACAGCGGCAAAATCCAAGACAGCCTTATAATGATCCTTATTCAATGAATCAACCTAATTATAATCAACCTATTCAACAATCGAATATGCCATCTGGTGTTCCGTCAGCCATGCCTGCTGCACAGCCTCCGCAAGTTCAACAACGCCCGATAAATCTGGAAGACGTAATGATATCAGTTAATAACGAAGAAGAAGCATGGAATTATAGCATTGATCAAAGTGAATGGATTAAAGGCGATAAATATTATTTTTGCAATAAGACAACTGGTGATTTCTATGTTAAATATTTTGGATTTGCGCCTGATACAGGTATTCCAAAAGAAATTAGAGAAATTTATCCAAAAAAAACGAAAGCTATTGATGGAGCCTCTGTGAAAGCTGAAAAAAAAGAAATTGAGACTGATCGCTTAGATGAAGTTGTACACCGGTTATCAAATATAGAACATAAATTAAACGAGTTTGATTTATTGAAAGAGTTTGCAATGAGCATGGTAAGTCCGCAGCAGATTAAAGGCGATAATTTTACCATGACAACGACTGACGATAGTGTTTATCCAATTAATAAAGCAAGCAAAGGGAGACCGAGAAAAACGGAAAATAAAGAAGGTGAATTAGAATGATTCATGGAATATTGCAAAAAGGATGGAAAATGTTAGAATCTGTATTCCCTGATGCGAATCAAGTATTAGATAAAGCTAAAGAAATAGGAGAATCAGAAAAAAGTGTTCCCGCTGTTTTAAATTTTCTTGAAGGTGTGGCAAAACAAAAAGGCGCAAGTGGAGCACTTGATAATCAAATATGGAACTCATTAAAAAATATAAAAAGTGTAAATGAAGTGATTCCGCATGTTGAAAATTTAATTAAACAACCAGAGATTGCGAAATTATTACCTAACATTTTATTTTCAAATAACAAAAACGATAATTAAAGTTATCCATTTTAGCTTTAAATATAAAATTAAATCAAGAAAGGAATGAAAAAATAATGGCAGATTATTCAGATGATAGAGTCCAAGTCGGCAGCGGATACGGTGGCGGCAATTGGGCTATGATTTGGGTATGGGCAATATTTGCGTTAGAGAACTGACGCACTAATTAGAAATAGTTAGTTAAAAACTACGTGAAACGGGGAAGCCTAAGTATAAAAGTTTTATATATGGTAATCCTATTCCAAGCCAGAAAGGGATTTCTGGAAGGATCAGAGACTAGGGGAATTAAGCTAGAACAGCCGAACCCCCCACGAGTGCGTAGCACCTAAACAAGTAAAGTTGTAGGTGAAGAGATAGTCCGAACCCTAAACAATGCAAGCTTGATTTAACGTTTTATGCATTGTTTCCCTGAAAAGGTAGGAGACAGAATAAAGAGTCTGTCATATATAATAATGAATATTATATAATAAGAGTTCTTATATTTTTTGCCCTAGTCTTCATGTGGGGCCGTGGTGAAAAGCGTCATCACAGTAATGTAGGCGAATATTTAGCTCCTGTATTAGCCGCAACAGCGATGAATCAGCCGAAGCCATGCTATGACTATGGATATGATCGTAATGGTTATGAACATTGGGACATAGTTCGAGATGAAAATCGGGAATTTGGGAATATCAAGAAAGAAATTGCCGAAACCGGCTGGACTATTTCAAGAGAAGCCGACAGGAATTTTTATACTACGAGTAACCTAATCAATGAATCAAAGTATGAAAACGCCCGTCAAGCCGATCTCAACACATTTAATATTATACGGGAAATTAATCAAGGAACGCAAGCCGTATTAACAAAATTAGCAAACGATACCGAGCAAAGGTTGAGAGATGAACTATATGA